TCAACGCCGTGAGATTTTCCAATAACATAATACAATCACCCCCAACATAAAGAGACTAACAACCGCCATATAATATGAGCGGTATTCGATTGACAGAGAACGCTTTACCTCGATAGCATCCACGTAAAAATTACCATATGTAGTACTGGATGTAAGAGAGGTGGAACTTGACGAACTACGATAGTAATGCTGCAGATAACTTAAGCTACTGTACCTGTACAAATTATTTGCAGACGATCCTAAGACAGGATATAAGATAAGATTATCATACTCATAATCGGAAGAATCAAACACACCGTCTTTAAACAACCTGCCTGTAATGTTAGAGGATGAAATATTGTATAATATGTTATCCTCAGATATATACAGGAGTGGATAATACTGGGCTGGGATAACTAACGTATACTCAGCACCACCAAACGTACCGGACAACCATACAACATCATGTGCAGGTAATGATAAATCAGTATGTAAATTAACATCATCATTAAGCAGAATAACATCTTCCTCGATATCTTCCGAATCTTCCACATACGTTGCTTCACTCGTTGACGCAATTTGTGGTCCGGATATAGAATCCCGTATAAGCTGGACTTCACCAAGGATGTAAAGCAATACATCATCCGAAGATAAATCCGAATTTTCCTCAGCATATTTTAACAATTCCTCCACGTCTTTTGATGTCAATTCATCATCCTCAATCATATCTTCATTGTTATTAATATCATCACCATTAACACGCTCAACATTGGAAGGACTTGCAATGTCTGCATAAGACACAATCGGCATAACAGATAGGAGAGCAGTAGCAATAAAACAAACAGGAAACAAATTACCACGCATAACATTAATACACCTTTCTAACCAAGTTGATGATTTTCCGCATAATCCATAAACCAATGACCGAAACACCAATCCACCCAGCACCAGAATACAAAAAACTCCAAATGGAAACAAGAGAATTAAATAAAAATTCAAGGACTAAATTTAACGTAGCCATGATACCCTCCTAACGCTTATTCATGCGCCGTTCCATCATCTCAGAATGATTTTTCATTTTTGCTTCATGAGTTAAAGAAGCACCGCGAAGCTGAGAGACAAGAGCACCTATAATAACCGATATGATAGACACAGCAACCAGGAAATCACCAACAGTAATGTTATCAAATAAAGGCAGACGGAAAAACATAGAAACAAAATCATAAAACGTCTCACAAAACCAACCAACAAAGTCCAGTACTCCCATGTTACTCCCCCTTATTAAGTATATTAAAAATAATACAGGTTCCAGCGAACAAAAGAACAAACGATTTAAGGTAAGTTGGAAGATAAACAACCGCACTTGTAACATAAGTAAGGGCCACAGGAATCTTGATCAACAAGAATACAATTGTTTCAAAAAAGGATATAACAAAATCAATTATTACGCCTAAAAATGAAACAATACTTTCAAAAAATGAAAACATTCAATTCCCCCTGTCTAATTCCGAAACCTATGATATCCGAGCAACATTGTAACAAATGTAAACGTCAGTGAGACAGTAATAGGGATATTAAAACTGCCCATGCTAGTAAACAATTCCTGCATGATACTACCTATAAAATTCAAGGCATTGACAATAGATGCACCAAACGAAAAAGACGGTATTTCAAAGTCAGAAATATACTTTTGAGAATCCCTCATAGCATCTGATTCCGCTTTGCTGTATTCATCAGCAGCAGTACCAAATTTATCCGTTTCAGAATCCATTCCGCTAGAATCAAAACCATTTGTAAGGTTATCTAATTTACTAGATATCGTATCAATTTTTTCATTTGTTTCACCAAGGCGGGAATACACATTTGACAGGGTAGTGCTCATTGTACCCAGCCTTGTATATATATTTGACAGGGTAGTGTTCATTGTACCCAGTCTTGTAAATATATTGTCAACACACAATTCGATAAAAGATACATTTGTATTAATGGCCGAAACATTTGTTTTAATGTTAGTAACCACACCTGAGATAGATTCCAAAAGCTGGTATTGTAATTGTGCATTTAAGTAAATACCATCAACATTCAGTCCAATGGATCGGACAGAAGGATATAACGTCATAGTCAGATAATCACATATATAATCTAAATAACCCTCAATGTCAGATAAATCGATATCAGGAGAGGACACACTAATCGATTGTATTTCATCCGTTAAACGTTCCTCCATGCCGATCAGAAATAATGCGATCCAATCATCATCATAGCGCGTATCTGCTAAAGCATTAAAGGAGAAAGCAAACGTGAGAACAAAGGAAAGAAAAAGTACTTTAAAACGTTTATTCAAAAGTAGTTCACCTCCTTAAAACAAAAGAACACCTCCAACTATTCGCGAAAGTCTAGTAATCAGTAAGTACTAAACAGTAGGTTCCAAACACAAAGAACCTACCGCCGAAACTATTTTGTTATGTATATCAGTAAACGCTTTTATCTGGGATTCATATAAGACCATACGTTCATGAACATCAATGTCCAAAGTATCAAAAATCCTTTTATCGCGTTCATAGCGGTGCTTTACGATATCCAGTTTCTCCGTTGCTAATATGTCCAGGTAGAGCAGTTCTGTCTTATCAAAATTCACCAGCATAATAAACCTCCATAACGTAGATAATCCAGACAATGACGATCCGTAACCATACGGGACATGGCACTGGAAGCGGACAAGGAAATGCATATATTCCATCATATCCGCACACGGCCCGGGCTGAACAGGGAACGGTAAATTACAAACAGCAACGCAACCCCAGCAAAGAAAATAATCAGCCAATAGTATGTAGCTTCACTTTGAAGCATAGGATACCCCTCAAGGTCACTGTACACAATATAGTTATTGGCCTGAAGCCGGAAGGAACCTTCCGACCCGGAAGTCCAGGTATAATATCTGGAATCATAGGCAATATATTGTGCATCCTCCGCCGTGAAGGTGGTACCATCACAGATCATATCCTTTGCATAAACCAGACGGTAAGCGTACTGACCATGACGGAAAAGCACGTAATGGACGTTTCCCAGCTTTGGAAGCACATCAGACATATAAGTTACCACCGTAGTAGAAATGGACGAATCATAGGGCGTATACGAACTGTAAACCACAGGGGAACTGATATTCATGATATTAGCTACCGTTTTCGCTTTGTTCCGTTCAGCATTAGAAGGACTAGCAATGCGAGCATTAGAGCCAGAAGCAACAGCAACATCCTCCATGTAATCATCATCCTCATCATCAGCCATATCATCCTCATACTCATCACCCTCCGCTAACTCAGGATACAGGATTTCCATTATCTGCTGATACTGATTAAAATCCATATCCTCATCAGGGACACTGGAAAGCCATCCATTCACATCATCCTGCGCAGCCTGAGGATATCCCTCAGGAGCCATAAAATCCTCCTCAGTGAGCGTATACTCACCCGCAAAAGACCGAAAACAGTATAAAGCACACAGAACCAGACAAAGTAATACACAATACATCCTCCTCCATATCATAAGCGCACATCCCCCCTAAAGGCCATACCAAGGAACAACGTGACAACCCGCTGACCCAAGGCAAAGACAATAGCATAGGGCATGGCTTCCCTAATCACATCCGCAAATAAACCAATCGCAACCTGCATCCAATCACCCCCAATCCTGCCGGTATCGGTTCATCACTGCGTAAGTATCATAACTGTCATACAGCGCAGGGGAGTGGAACCAGAAAAACCGTTTAATACTGCTGGCAACAACCTCGCCATCTACCTCCCGGGCATTTTTCGCATCAATCAGGGCATTAACCTGTATACAGCGGAGCATGGTACGGCAGGCAACCGCATAGCGGAATTGCTCACGGAACGGTTTCGCGATACGGCTGAATACCTGGGATGTCCCCACGATATGCTTGCGCTGTTTCCGCTGCTGGGAAACTACCGTGAAGATATTGCTATCCATCTTTTTCGATTCCAGGGAATTAAATTCCAGGTGTATCTCATCTATCAGGTATATCACCCCGGCATAGCCATTATTGATATCTGTGAAACAGTGGACACCATCCCAGGGATATACCTCAATACCCTCAGGCAGTTTCAGATCCATGTTACTACATACCTTCACCTGGGGATACAACTCACATAGTCGCTGGACATACTGAACAGCACTGATTGTCTTACCAGCACCCTGCATCCCACAAAAAACAATAATCCCATCCGGGTCAAAATACTCAGGATGCTGTTTACGGAACTCTTTGTTATACTTCCAGACCTTAAACACATTCCCAATGTCCAGGGAACCCATATACCATTTAAAAGACATAACAACCTCCAAACAATTCTGACAATTCACCTTTATAGATAGCCGATCCGCAACTAGAGAAAAAGAATTGTCAGAAAATAAAAAAGGGAGTGGCCACCGCCACCCCCAACCCTGAGCTACATGGACACCTTACCTTTACGGAATGCTGCCATAAGGGTACGGACTGCCTTGCGACCGCCCCACCACATGAACACCAGGCCAATGCCAGCGCCTATGGCTGTAGCAATCACACCAACCACGGTTGTTACGGATATTTGTCCTGTCATGGCTGTGATGATAGGTGCCCAATCCGTGGATGTGACAGTACTGGCTTCAGATGCCAAAGCCGGAAAAGATGAAACTGCCATAAGACCAGTAGCGACCGGGAGAGTGCCATACTTTTTTAAAGACTGATACAACTTCACCTTAAATCCTCCTCCTTTCTAGTTAATGCCCACAAGTGCAACCTTACCCGATACCGGGTTATATTCTAATTCCGCCGTTACATCGGAATAAGGTTCAATACCGGAATACCTGCCATATGCCTCCGCATCCACATAACAGCGGAGGGAATCCAATCCCTGGGCAAAGCCGGCTACATAAAATACCTGGGACGGGTCCTTAAAACCTTGCCTTTTTTCCACACCTAAAAACTTAAATTCACCTTGTACTTTCATGACTTAACCTCCTTAACCATTCAACCTGTTACTAAAACATTTATTTACAATTACTCCTTATCTCGACAAGAATCTAATACCCACCGATTCATGTCAAGGATATAGGCCCATTCCACATCACCATCCTGCCACTGAATTAAACATTCATGCTCCTCAATTTCCAAAACACTAAAACATGTAACCTTATCATTCATTATGGCAGGATATTTTTTTCCAATCATGTATTCCATACTCATAGCCCCTTCCCATGGAAAATCTTAATATACAAAAATCTGAAATCATGGTAAAATAGTTGTACCCCTACACCTATTCGGAATGACTCAGATTTTCGGAAGGTTACCAATGCACCTACAACAACCACGCTATCATGAGTGACAAAGTGACGTCACCTCTTGTTGCTTAGTCTATCACAGGTGACGTCACTTTGTCAATAAAAGAAAGAGGAATTTTATGCCATCAAATTTACCAAGACTAACTGTCAGATTACCACAGGAAACTATTGATAAATTAAAAGAGATTGCAGAAGCAGAACATAGAAGTACAAATGAACAAATTCATCACATATTAGATAATTATATTAAGAATTATGAAGCCCAACAGAACCGGGCAGAACAGAAGGGTAAGCTGGAAAAGTCATCTATCTCAAGGACTGGTTAAAGAAACTCATGATAAAACGGAGCAGTACACGCTGCTCCGCTGGAAGGAGAATACTATGAAACAAAAAATATTCCTAATCATACTAAGCCTTTTAGGTTTATTACTCGTTGGTCTTATAGCTCATTGGATAATGACCGATTTTTTATCTTTCCAATGGCTTCAGAAACTAATAAAGTGATATCCCTAAAAAGGGACCTGGAAAGCAGACCTATAAAAAAGCCAAATACCATACCTGTCAGATACAGGAACATACAGGCCATATAACACATTGATACAAAAGATGTAAATGAATCCATAAAATCACCCCCTTGACAAACCAATATTTATAAGCTACACTGATATCAAACCTCATATATATTAACTGATTGAGTCATGTCCCCATAACATACTTGCGAAACCTTCTTGAACCTTGAACTGTCATCCAGTTCCTGAGACAGGATAAAACGGTCTGTAGCATCCAGGGTAAAAACCTCTTCCAAAGGCAAAACCAAATTCCTGGAACACCAATAACGCTTCCTACCATGCAGACCATTTAACATATCTTTCGTAATGTACTTTGTTATGTAGGACGTGACCTTTTCCATCTCCCTGACCTTTGTTGCTGTCATCCAACCTAACTTATAGCTGCCTATTTTATATATCTTTTCTTTCGTCCGTACAAACTTACTTCTAAGCCCTCGAACCCTCTTTACAACATACTTACCAGTCCATACTATCTGACGTTCATTAATCCCACTAAATAATCCATGAAAATGATATGCACCATCCTTATGTTGTTCAGGCACAACCAGATAGGAGAGAGCAGGAGAGGAACGCTTTAGATTATTAAACCATTTACTGAGATACTTTGTACATTCATCATAATCATATCGATTCACTTTATCAGGACTGAAAGTAAAAGTAACAAACCATTCCCATTCATTTGATTTAGCATAATCATAGACTTTTTTTCTTGTCCTTTTTATACTCACCTCATCCACATGGTTTTTATAATCCTTTATATCAACCAATATATCCTTACACACTTTACCATCAAACGGATTACGATCACCCCCATTACGGGGCCGTACAGGGATACTTAAATCATCACTACCAATCGTATTCTGATAGATACGGTATTGTTTAGTAAGGTCAGGATAAGTAATTATCTTCACATTATATGGTTCCATATGACCCCCTGTTTTTATAAAAATGAGTGTTAAGTGTTTATACTGTCAAGTAATGGCTACCGGACCGCACCGCTGGTGCGGTTCCGGCAGCCATGCCAACCACTCACTCAATCCCAAGGAAAGGAATCTTCCGCAACACATACATCACAATCTTATAGACCTTCTCAAAATTCGCTACAACAATCACGAATGGCAACATGATTTTCACCAGATCCATATTAAAGAACAGAAATACAAACCCAAGACCAGCGCGCATATATTGAAAGAGAGAACCCACTACCGTCTGTATCTCCGCTGGCAGCTCCGGAAGGTTAATCCATCCAAATATCAGTTTCAGGGCGGAAGAGAAGAGGTCAAACACACTTTCCAGAATCAATTCATCATCACCTCATTCCATTTTTCCTCACATAGCTGTACAAACGCCATCACTAAATAGATACTTGTTACGGTCTTGATTGCCACAACTACAAAGGAAAAATTAGTATCTAAAAACTCAGTCAGATTAAACGACATCTCAGGCCATAACAGATTTTCCATGATAGTGAAAGAGGGGAGTACCAGCACACAATCTGTCTGGGATGAATTAACAAAAATATCAATGACCTCCAATAGTAAATCAATAGGGAAGGAGAGGAACCCAAACCTTTCACTGAACCAGCTATAGAGGTCATCAAAATAAGCCTTAAAATATTCGTCTGAGGGAATGAAAAGTTTCTTCAGACCCTCAATGATAAAATTTCCATGGGATTCAATAGCAGTAGTGACCTTATTAGTATTGGCATCATCAGCAGCTATGATATCATCCGTGTTCGTCCGATCAGCTTCCAATTGTTCGATATGCTGAGTATTCATTTTGTTATATAGGTTTGTAAATTCCCCGGCAAGCTGATTCCAGAAAGCTGTAAGCTGAGAAGAAATAGTCTTAGTTACGTTCACTATCTGATCAATGATTGTATCCTGCTTTTCAACAAGCTGTGATGTATTATCAGCGACAGCATCTGCAGAATCATAACCAGTATTACCGGATACAGGCACACCCTCGTTATTTTTAAAATAGAAATCAAAAGATAAATCCGATATATCAAAAGTAGGATTAACACCTTTTTTTAAAATCAATCCAATATTGGCACGGATAGAATAACGAGTTGATTTTACATTCCCCTTAATAATGTAAGATTCACCTGTGTTAGAATATGACAGATTTTCATTTTTAAAAGATGATTCAGTCACATTTTCAGCAGCCTCATAAATTTCACAAAAACCAGACGTAACATAATCACCAAAATCCAAATTACCCTGCAAAATAGTAGCTGTAAGTCCATATGTACCACTGGAAGATGGTAAACCAGATTTATACACCTGGGCATATACCAAATCAGGCCAGTAATCAGAACCAGGAGAAACAAACTTATAAATACCCCTGAGTGAACCGCATTCACATATTTTAAAACATTCTTAGAATTACGATACCTTGCACGATACACATAATCCGTGCCATATACAAGGCCATCACCAGAGGACATAAGAATAGGAGCATTCAAGGAATCAAATGAATCTGATTCCATGTATTCATCCATAGGTGTTGCATTATTTGGTGATGCAATTAAAACATCCTTATCCAAAGATTCGACAAAATTCGAGTAGGCACCCGAGGGCCGTGCTTCAGAAGGAGTAGCGGTTGACGCATAAATGGTCAGAGGAAATAAAAGGACAATAACCAGGGAAAAACTCAATGAAAGGATTTTACGTAGCTTTGCAGCAGACATGGGGCACACCTCCAACTATTCGCGAAAGTCTAGTTTAACGAATAGTTGAAAGGAATAATGCCGCAATGTCGCATAAACGCAACGATATCCCGATAACATCTTAAATTACAGTCATTTCAGCCGAATCGCCATATGTACAATAATAAATAGTCTCTTCCCCTAACACTTGCCCATACAGCATCCGAAACACAATCCTGCCAGGTATCCATTGGAACTTGGCCAGGTATCGCTGAGTATTTCCTTTTATATATTATATCCATTATAATTATATCCAGGAGCATCTTCAATATCTCCTGGTTTCTGATCGATTCCTTATTGTACAAGCTTTATGCTTTTTATATAAGGTTTTTGTGTATAGAAATAATTATATTTTCAAATATGTTAAATAATTAACAAATCAATGTAGTTATATGGCCGGCTGCAATTTCTCTTTTACTCTCATAGGAACCAAATCGTAATTGAATCAAGGGCATAATTGATAAAATCCATAATATACCCTATCACAATTAATCAAACTCCTTCTCTTCCGCCCTTCATTCATGATTGTTGACAATTTCATACAACAGATTTCATACAACAGTTTACATAAAATATTTATGTAAACTAAACCACGAAAAATCAATCCATTCTCCTCTCCTGCCCTCAACAAACCAACATTTAATATTATATTCTAAATAATAATTGACAATCAATGATTTATAAGGCTAGAATATAAAACAGACCAGTAATGTCAGATAATCGTTCCTGGTGAAAGGAGGTTCTTATAATATGAGTAATTTATCCTATCATGAACAGATAGACAGGGAAAATATATTAAAGCTTCGCCATTTGATTAAGGACTTACCGCCCTTTTGCGGGGATTTTTTCCGGGGGATCGAGCCAAGGACTTCATCCAGGACACGTATCGCATATGCCTATGACCTGCATGTTTTTTTTGATTTCCTCCACAAGGAAAATCCCGTTCTTGCCAAAAAAGAGATCATGGATATTACCCTTGAACATTTAGATCAGCTTTCCGTGACGGATTTTGAAGAGTATATGGAATACCTTAAGTATCGATTTAATGAAAAAAACCAGGAGGTTATGAATAAAGAAAGGGGGATCATGCGTAAAATCTCCTCTTTGAAAAGCTTCTATAATTATTATTACCGAAATGAGCGGATTAAAAATAATCCGGCCGCCCTGGTGCAGCTTCCCAAACTTCATGAAAAAGAGATCATCCGCCTTGATGTGGATGAGGTTGCTCTTCTTTTGGATGAGGTGGAACAGGGGGATAAGCTCACAGACAAGCAGAAAAGTTACCACCTGAAGACAAAAGTAAGGGATCTGGCATTATTGACTCTTTTGCTGGGAACCGGTATCCGCGTGTCCGAATGTGTGGGGCTCAATATTTCTGATATTGATTTTAAAAACGGCGGTATCCGTATTTACAGGAAAGGCGGAAAAGAGGTTACTGTATATTTCGGCACAGAGGTGGAGGATGCACTGCTGGATTATCTGGAGGAACGGGACCGCATTATTCCGGAAGCGGGGCACGAGGATGCTCTCTTCCTCTCCCTCCAGCGTAAACGGATGGCTGTGAGGAGTGTGGAAAATTTGGTAAAGAAATACGCCAGGACCGTGTCACCTTTAAAACCCATAACCCCTCATAAGCTGCGCAGTACTTATGGGACAAATCTGTACCGTGAGACCGGTGATATCTATCTGGTGGCAGATGTGCTTGGACATTCGGATGTAAATACGACCAAGCGCCATTACGCTGCTCTGGAGGATGAACGCAGACGCAGCGCCCGCAATAAAGTAAGGCTTCGGGAAAAGTAG